TAAAGGGTTATATCATACTGTAAGCAGAACCAACTACGTGGTTCTTGAAATTGAAAAAATATAAGATTAAAAAAGGTAGTACACAAATCGAGCGTACCACCTTTTTTTATTTAACATTTACCAATTATGGTAATTTGTCGTTTAATATAATCTATATCCAAACTCTCCACACTCCCCTCCTTCACCACACCAAACCTCTCAAACTTCACCAACTCTCCAAACTCAAACGTTCTTAGATCGTTACAATCATAACTAAACACCAACTCAAAATCCTCTCTCCTGATTGATTGGTTGTTGGGGTTGTCGATTGTCAATAGTTCCTCATAAAAGCCCGTAGTAGGAGGAAAAACGTTTGATCCTGCCCCTTGTCTAATCCACGCCTCTACATTATATATCTTATTACCTGCACTATTAGCCGCCGAACTTTTGACCCTTGCCTCATCAAATGGGGTTGATGTGTCGTACATGAGTAATTTTGGTATATTTGCCATTCCCCTACTCAACAACATAATATCATCCTCCACAACATTCTTACCTCCTGCGAAAAACCTTAGTTCTCTTAATATTGATGGTTGACCATCAAATAAAAAACGGGTAGGGGCAAAAGGTATAATTTTCTGTTCTACTCCAGAGAGGAGAGGGTTGATGGGTGTATTATAATCAACAACATCCCCCGCCCACAACCTATTCACGCTCTCCCCAATATCCCCCGTATCTTCAGTAAATTCATATATCCCAATTGCAGGCGGTGCAACATCCCCAAAGTTAAAACAGAGGGAAATGATTTTGGGTTGGTTGTTGGTTTGGGTGAAGTCTAACCAAATACCACCATCAAAATAATCTTTTCGCTCAACTACTAAATCATTACCTAACACCTGATAATCTATATTTAACAGTTCAAAGGTTTGTAAGAATTGAGGGAGGGTTTGATTTGGAAAGTTAAGTTCTTTAAAAATTTGGTTTGCCTCTCCTGCATTCTTGCCACCTTTTGAGAGTGGGATGTTTAGGTGGGTGAGGTCGTGATACTTGCCACCTTGATCAAATAGTGAGGAGCGTAGATTTAACCCACACAACTTACAAACATTTTGTAAGTAAGAAAATACAAACGGGGCTTTGTGTCTCCTCCCACATCCAATAGATCTTTTAGGAAATTCAACTAATGTTCTATTTAGCAAATCTTTTGCCCCATTGGGGTTAAATATCGCAACTAAAGCAATAACGGGGATTAATACGGGTATAATGGCAGTTTGTAAGGTAAAGACCAACCACACCTTAAAAAACATACTAGAGGAGGGGCGTGATTCTATGCAATAAGGATAAAAAACCGCACCTCTCCCCTCATCCTCACCAACACTAGTTCTCCCACTTCCATCCCTTGCCACCGTGTCTACAATTCGAGTATTTTTAAGGCAGGTTATTTTTTGTGCCTCCTCTGAATTATCTTTAAACTCTGCCTCCACAAAACACACCCCATCCTCACTCACTGAACAATATTTTATATCACTTGAACTAATCAAGCCTTGAAATATTATTAAATCATCTCCATTATCATCTCCACAACAACGATCCCGAATAATAATGGGAATGGAGGAGGTGTAGGGGGAGGGGGAGAGGATGATGTTTTGTTTTATAATATCATAACCTCTCTTATAGAATTGTAGGCCAGTTCCAAAGGAGAAAATTAAACCTTGTTTATCTTTTTGCCTTATGGTCACTTTTGTATCACTTGTTCCCCCATACTCATCATTATTCAACAAAACACCATTTAACTCAATAGAAAATTTACTATTTATATTCATAACTTTTATTTTTTATAACAATAGGCACAAAAAAAATAGTACCTATCTATAAAATAGGTACTAACAAGATGAAATTGAGTATATATATGATTATTGGAGATGTAATATAATAAAATTTTTATTATTTTTTATTTTTTATTTTCTTTTCTTGTTCTTTCATTTTATTATATCGTTCTTTTAGTACCTCCATTGCCAATTCATACTTATACCAACTCCACCTCCCCACCTTATCAAACTCACTAAAATCACCCTCCACCACTGCCAAATATCCCTCATCTCTTTGTTTTATTAGCTCTCTATATTGCCAAGACCAAAACCGGATGGGGGTTGGTGGTTTCTCATTGTCTCCTTTGACCAATCTTTTGCCAAATCTCCAATCTCTAAGCCTTTGAATTTTTCCAAGTATGCCTCCCTTAGTTGACTTTTGAACAGTTCCCAAGCTTGACATAAGAAAAAATTTGATAAAACGAAGTCCTCCCCAACTTCTAATATTTTTTTAGTTTGGGAAATTTCACTAAGTGTATAGGGGTTTTCATCAAACCTAATAAAAAACACACTTGCCACCTCCATTAAAACCTCCATCTCTGGAAGGTTGGTTTCTCTGTTCTCCCACTCATTTAATAGATATTGTGCATCTTGTATATTACCCTTAGCTAATAAGTTTTTCAACTGTTCACGAGTGCCTTTGATCCAGTCAGGGTTAACCACGTATTCCAATTTTTTTAAGGCTTGGATTAGGTGTGTTTTCCTAGACATTACCAAACAACTAATATCTTTGTAAGTGTAATATGGTACACCCTTACCACTAACCACAACTTCCTCCAGTTCTACCACATCCAAACCCGCCCCAACCATTTCACTATCCCAATCTTTTTTTAGGGATTGGTGGTGTGTTCTGTTTTGTTGGAGTGGTGTGGGGGTGGTGGTGTTTTTGTTTTTTCTAAATAATTTAAACATTGTTCTATTTTTGATAAATAACGTATTTCTAATAATATAACTATCTAAGCTATTAATATTGTTTCTAATATAAATAATACTATCTAAAATGGCAAATATAGTCTCAAACATAGCAAGCTTTGATATTGATACATCAAAAGCAGTACAACAAACACAAATACTCATCAACTCACTTAACAAACTCCAAAAGGAGAGGGAGGAGTTGTTGAGGCAGGGTAAGAGTGTGGTGGCAATTGATAAACAAATTGCTCAAGAAACCCAAACCCTAAACACTCAACTAAAACAACAAGTTAAAACGGTGGAGGGGGTGACCGCTCAAACACAATCTTACAATAAGGTTTTAAATAACCTAAATAACGAAACCAAAAAAGCGGTACTAGGTCAAAAAAGATTAGACAAAGAAGTTGGTAAGACTTCCAATAATATTAAAAAAAGTACCAAAAGTTTAAAAAGTAATGTTAGGCAATTACAAGCCTTTAGGAGTCTATTGAGTTTTGGTTTGGGTGGGTTTGCCACTCAACTTTTTGATCTTGAGGCAGGGTTTAACGCTTTGCTAGATGCAATTGATCCAACTATTGCGGTTCAAAATTCACTTAATGAGGCAGTAGCAGAAAGTACGGTTGAGGTAGCAAAGGAACAGTTACAATTAGAATCTCTTATTGAGGTGGCTAATGATGATAAAAGAAGTAAGACAGAGAGGAAAGTGGCATTGGATAAGATTAATGAGGGATATGGTAAGTATTTACCAAATCTACTCACTGAAAAAGACCTAAACACAGACCTTTTAAGCGTACAAGATGAACTAAATAAAAAAATTGTTGAGGCGGCGGCAAATAGAATTAAATTAGCTTTGATTGAGGAGCGAATAAAAGAAGCTCTAAAAGAACAAATTGCACAACAACAATTAAGGCAGGCACTAGATGAGGGGGCAGAGCGTGGTAATTTTTTATCAAGAGGGGTGAAGGCTTTAGAGGATTTTACGGGTGGAGATTTTTCGTCGATAACACTATCCTCAAGTACTAAACAAATAGAGGATATAATTGGGTTCATCAAACAAAGTGATATAAGTGGTTTATTAAGTTCTACGGTTGATCTAACAAAAGAGGCAACTAGAGAACTAAATAAAGCGGTGACAAACACAGAGGGGGAGGTTTCAAAGAGTGCAAAATCAATAGGGCAAAATACAAGGAAAGAAATAAAGTTTTTAGATGGTAGTTTGGCAGAGCTACAAAAACAATTATCTAAGATCAATAAAACAATTAGAGAGCAAACGAGCGCAACAGACACTGAAGCCCTCACCCCCCTCATCCAACAAGCCCAAGAACTTCAAAAACAAATAGATGCGGCTAAGAAGTTGAGAGAGGAATTGGAAAACCCACCCCAACAAGAACGAACCACTTTTCTAACTAATGAGATAGAGGCGTTGGATGTGATCGCATTGAAAAGGGAGGAGGCATTGGCAAAGCTAAGGAGAGAGAATGAACAATTAGAGATCAATAATATCACTCAACAACGAACCATCCAAAACACCTTAAACGAACGACTAAAGGCAGAGGGTTTGAGTGCTAGTAAGAGGGAGGAGATTGAGGCAGAGGTTGAGGCAGAGAGGAGGAGGTTAGACAATGAAACCACCACCGCCCTCATCCAAAACAAACTCAAAATCTTAGAAATTACAAAGCAGATAGCAGAGGAGGAGGGGGATAGTGTGGTTGAACTCACTAAGCAAATTGAGGAATTAAAGTTGGAATTGGCAGAGTTGGAGGGGGAGACAGTTATAAAAGTAGATGCGGAAGTTGATGAACCAATTAGTAAGTTAGACAGATTGAAAAACACCGTTTTAAATATTGCGGATGGTGTCAGTCAATTAGGGGGAGAGATAACCAACTTTTTAAGTGCACAAGTACAAAACCAAATTGGCTTATTGGATGCGGCTATTGCAAAACAAAAATCCGCTTTAGATGCGTTGGTCAATAATACAGAAACGGCAAACGCCGCCCAAGTACAAGCGGAAAGAGATAGGTTGGACAAATTAGCCCAAGAAAGAGAAAAAGCCACTAAGAAAGAGCAAACGATTGCTAAGACGCAAATTGCTATTAATGCGGCGGTTGCAGTTGCGAGAGCGGCGGCAGAGGGTGGGGGTTTTGCCTCTGCAATCACCATTGCGGCAACATTAACATCTTTGGCTTTGGGTTTATCACTTGCCAACCAACAAGCGGAACAGGCTTTTTTTGATGGAACATTGAACGTTAAACGTGGAAAGGGAGAGAAAAAAGGAAGGGATACAGTAAAGGCAAGATTGCACGAAGGAGAGGCGGTGATACCAACTTCCACAAATCAAGAATATTCTAAAAGTGTAGAGGCTATCTTTAATAAAAAAGTACCATCTAATATTTTAAACTCTTTTGTGGAAGGTTACCAAAAAGGCGACCTATCCAACCTCACCACCCTAACCCCCTCCCTCATCCCAACACCCGTACCTTTGGGGTATGATGCAAATATGTTTAAGGGTATGGTGAAAATGGATGGGTTGAGAGATGAAATAAAAGGGCTAAGGAGAGATAATAAGGAGTTAGTTGGGTTCTTGGGTGGTCTACCCCGTGAAAGTCACGTATTTAATGAAAAAGGGTATAGGAAGTTTGTTAGTCAAAAGGCAGAAAATCAAAACAAAACAAAAAAAAGATTTAGTTAATGTATAGATACACAAACATAGACGTTTTAACAGTCTTAGAGGATTCAACCCCCCTAAGATCAACACGCAACTATCTACCAACCTCCTCCCCTGCCATTGAGTTGAGTGTGGGAGAGGTGGTGATGGTTAGAGTAACCATTGAGAAAGATACAAACTTTTTAAGCGGTCAGTTTTTCAACTTTAATTCCGTACTATTCCAATCCCCCTCCAACCCACCAACCCCATTATCCGAAGGTGTCGGGTGGTTGATTTATTGTAAAGATAATGGAGTGGGTGGTTTAGTTGGTGGTGTGAAGTGGTTGGGGGATATAAGAAATAAAAACTATGAGCTTAGTAATATTTCAGTTGTTGGCACAACCTTATCATTTAATTATAAATTTTATTGTACTACTGATATACCTTTTTGGGGTGGCTCTGTTAGTGCCTTAAACTCTGAAAGGTTTACAAAGACAATAGTAGGGGGAGAGGATAGTTATAATAATTCTTATTCATGTGCTTATACTCGCAATGATTCTAATGTAGAAATTACATTTTTTGAATGTGATGTGGAGGGGCGTTTTTTGGGTGGTGCAACTGATTATATATGTAGAGATCTAACCAACCCCTCTCAAGACTCTTTTTTAATTCCATGCGGGTTAAAGTGGTATGATGAAAAGTTGGGAGGTGGAAGTGGTTGGGTGAATCCTACCACAAAAGAAAGTGATTATCTTAAAACTATTGAGGTGGATAGTGGTGGGGCTACCAATAGAGTAGAACTAAATTTTAGAGCCTTCCCGTTCAAATCTAATTTCTTAGATTCTAACTTTCAGGTTAAAGATAATGTGTTGGCTTATGGTGGGGATAATGAAGTTAGATTTATTATATCTACCCCATCAAACTCATCAACAAATACAAACGTATTAACTAGATTGTTGAGGGAGGGGGATATTAATGAGGATGTTGATTTTGTAGAGGCAACCGGTGGAGAGATGGCAAACATACCCCAATCCCAACCCCTAAACACTTCTATTAATAAATTCTTTGGCACTCCTTCAAGTTGGAGCGGTGGTGGTGATTTGGCAGGTACATTAAAAATAGATGGGAACGCTTTTGATGTTTCTAAGGTGTACAGAATGGGAGTATTATTGGTTGATACAGTAGCCGACAAATCAAGCGCACACCAAACCCCGACTTTGGGAGTAGGTGGTTTAGTTGGGGTGAGTGTTGGTACTATTACGGGAATTATTGAGACGTATAATAATACCTATACAGATGTAAATGATTTGAGCGTGTGTAGTTTTGAGAGGCATAAGTTAAAATTAGAATTAGATGCAAATCTTTGGGCTAATGGAGGGTTGGTGGGTTTCCAAGATCAACTAAAAACAATCCAACTAATTAGCAACATTGGTACACAAACCATCATCCTCCCCACCTCCTCCTCCTCCTCTTACAACTTCCAAACTAATCAAAGTTCTGGGTTGTATAATATTGTAGTGAGTGAAGTTGGGGGAGTGTACACCATAGAGGCAGAGATTAGGGCTATTTATGGGGGTGTTAGTGGTCAAGTAATTACCCACACATGGGGCTTAAATTTTATTGTACCATCTTTCCCTCAAGCGGAGGAGGTTAGTGTGTTTTTCCCTCAAATCATAAGAGTAAAATCCGAACCACAACCAACAGTGAGACTTCAAAACTTATTCTTTTTAGAGTATGATAATTTTTTGGCGGGTGTTCGTTCTCCGCTTGGGGTGGTGTGTAAAGATGATGGTTTTGTGGTGGTGGAAGTTCCTAAAAATGGTGCACCAAATATGAACTTACAAGCTTTGTTTTTTGCCAACTCCCCATCAAACCCAACTTACTCACAATTAAACTTAGTGGGGATTGAGGAGGAGGAGATTTATTTGAGTGCCAATTTGCAACAATTATCATCTAATAATTTGGATGTGTTGAATGGTGATTTTAATGATCCAACCCCTCTCCCCCTTGATCCTGATAAGGCTTATTTTTTAGTCAATTTAAATAACCTAACTCCTAACCAATTGTACACGGTTGGAGTAATATGTATAGATATATAATGAGTATAATAGTAAATTATAATGTACCTTACACCCCCCAAATTGAACCCTCATTCACACGGTTTAAGTTCTTGTTGGATAGGGTTGATTTTTGTGGGGATAGTTTTGAGAATGGGGCGTGGATTGGAGATAGTATAAACAATGGGTATAACTGCAAACGGTGCTTATCTGAACCCGTTTACTTTATGCCATTTGTGAGGGGTGATGTGTTCCCCCTCCAAACCTTTTTCCCCGATTCTGTTAATGCAGACGTAACCACCCCATCCATAGGATTTAAAACCGCCTCCACTCCAGTAGCGGGAACGGATTATTATATTGAGATGGTGGTGTTGGATTCGGATTGTGTGACGCAATTAGGGAGTAATGTAGAGGATTATTGTGATAGTTATTGGGTTGGTTATAGTAGTGAGGTGGGTAGTATTCAGACTATATTTTTTGATACTTCCAACATCCCCCTTACAACTATGGTCTTTAGGTTGAAGTTTAATTTTTATGATGCAGTAGGCAATTTAGTTGGGGAGATTTATAGTGAACCGTTTATGGAGGTGGGGTGTGATGAGAAAACAATACTATTTAATACGACACATCCAAATAGTGATTGTTTAAACCATCAATACAAAGAACCTGCAAATTATAACGCCTTAGGGCTAAATCCTAAAGCCTACACCACATCATTTAGATATAATGCAGAATTGTACCTAAATGGGGTAACTCAAGAACGGGAACAAAATGACAACGAAGTGACGTTAACAAATAAAATTAAAGATAATTTTAGAGTTGAATTTGTTAAGATCGTCCCCCCCTATGTGGTTAGGCTATTAACTGCCCAAATAACAGGGGAAACAATTTTGATAGATAATGAGGAGTATGTTGATTTTAGTGATATTGACAAAAATTTAGATGTTACTAGAAACTTTTTACCTTCCCTGAATTGCTTTAAGATTTGTATTATTCAAAACTTTGATTGTAACTAATTTCTAATAGCTATATGAAACTTAAAAATATTTTATTATCGTTTATTCCTATGATGGGAATGATGGTTGGTTGTGGAGGGTGTGATGGTGATATTGCAAACTTTCCAACCCCAGTACAAGGATTCAACACGGGTACAAAATTACAACGTGGTGGAATTACGGGTGTGGCATTTTTAAAATGTGATAGCCCTTTTAATGATCCATTGGATCAAACAGAATGGCAGGCAAAAATTGACTCAAATGATTTAGTAATTCGCAAAGATTGTGGAATCTCTGGAACAAAAGAGAGCGCAAGTGAAAAGGAGGAAGTTGGAGCGTGTAGAGTAGAGGTTGTAAAAGACCGTTTACACACAATCACACTAACAGACCGTTTTGATAATACGGACTATGATGTTGCTAGTTTATATATCAATTTCCAAGTTAATCCAACTGATTACTTAGTTGCCATTATTACCTGTGATGGTGTTGTGTATCCATTTGAGAAGGTCACCATTGACCCTAATAAGAACATTGAAGAAACAACAGATGGTGTAACTAGTTGGGGCGTGACTGCAACTTACCGCCGTTTAGACGATCAAAAGCCCCTCGCATTAGCTTTTGATATTGATGATTTGACCTTTGCATAAAAAGTAAATATATGACTCCTCAAGAGTTTAAAGAAGCCCTAAAAAAAAGGGGGTCGTACAACCCCCAAACCCTTCCACACCCTCCTCAAAGTAAATTTTGGGGCAGGGTGTTTAGGGCTATGTACCCTCACTGGGTGGGTATTATGCCTACAAGCATAATAAAAGCGTTCCCCAACGAATCTTTAGAACAGACTCAATACCGTTCAGACATACACACCTCCAAAACCAAACCCCAACTTTGGCAAGCTATCAGAGACGTAAAAAGGGTAATGATGGGAGATGGTATGAGTATTGAGGGGAATGTTGTTTTAATGGATACATTAACACGTTTGAGGTTTGGAGAGGCTAAAACAAGCTTTGATAAGTATATTTGGGATATTGCCTATCCTAGACGTGTACTAGATCCAAATGGTGTATTAGCTATCATTCCCAAACCAACCCAACCAAACGAACCTTTAGAACTTGATTTAAAACTATTTAATAGTGATTATATTGAGTTTGTGGGGGTGATGGGAGATGAGGAGGTTATTATATTAAAAGATGGTAGTAGAGAGCAATTTTACTACATCTTTACAAAGAATGAGGTACTTTATCACAAAAGAAATAAAGCCTCTAATAAATGGGAGACTGACTACATATATATACATAACAATAATGATTTTGGCGTGTATGTATTAGGTGGTAGGGAACATATTTCCTATGATGTGGATACGGATAGAGAGGTGGTATATTTTGAGAGTGATTTTGGTGATAGTGTTGGAGTGATGGAAGATTTTGAACGCCAAAACTCCCAAATCCAAGCCTCCACCATAACAACCCTTTTTCCCTTTAGGATTGTGCGAGGGATGGAGTGTGATGTTTGTGAGGGCAAAGGTTACATTGAGGAGTATAGAAATGAGAGAAGTGGAGAGATAAAAGGAGACCACCACCACCCATCAAATAGTAACTATTTAGACTATGAGGATATTGAGGTAGATGAGGGAAGTGATGGGGAGAGCTATTATGAGGGGTTTATGGAAACCCACCGCAAAACTTGCCAAAAATGCGGAGGTACTGGAACTTTACCAATTAGCCAATTAGACTCCCTTATTATAGCTCCTAAATCAAACAACCCTTTCCAAGATGGTCAAGCGGACAAAGATAATTTAGGGAGTGATTTTATAGCTTTTGTTTCTCCTCCAGTTGAACCAATTAGGGAGCTAAGAGAACAGAAAAACGAAACTAAAAAAGAATTAGAGGAAAGTTTGAATTTAACTAAGCCCTCTAAATTTGCAGAGAGTGGAGTTAGTAAGGAGAAAGATAGAGAGGGGAAAAAAACATTATTAAAAGGGATTAGTGATAGTGTTGGTTTCTTGATGGAAAACACATTGAGAGGAATATATAAATATTTATCATTGGAAAACCCTAACCCCACCGCACTACAAGAAATAAAAGTTACCACCCCTTCAAACTTTGAAATTAAAAGTTTAGCAGATTTGGAGGAGGAGATGTATAAAGATTTTGAGAAGAAAGATTTAGGTATTAGATGGGAGAATAAGAAAAACTATATTTCTCAAAAATACGGTTCTAACTCTCAACAATTAGAGCGGGAAAAACTTGTATTTGAATTTACTCAAGGTTTATATTTATACACTGCAAAAGAGTTGTTAGAGTTGGAGGGAATGGGATTGATCGAGCGTGAGGATTTTATAAAAGCAACTAAAACTCCTGCATGGATTATATATACATACTCTCCAGAAAAAACCAAAGATCAAATTTTTAGAGAGTTGGAGGAGTTAACCACACAATCCATCCCTCAACCACCCGCACAACTTCCACCACCTTTAGATCTTAGAGGAGGGGAGGAGTAATGGCAAAACCTAAGATTAACAAAGGTAGTCAAATAATAGATAGTGCGACAGAACTCCTAAACGACAAAGTGAAAAGTTTAGAACCTAAGTTTTTAAATTTGTTGTTGGATGAGATTAAAAAGCTAGATGTGAGGGGAGGGGGGATTGTAAGCAGTACCAAAAGAAATAAGGCTTTTATAAGGTCTTTTAGGGAGAGAGTTAGAAAACTTCTAACTAAAACTAAATACTTTGATTTTGTGGATGGGTTTTTATTGTCTTATGATGATTTAAACAACTTCACAAAAGACATAAATAAGAGGGTTAACCAAATAACCATCCCCACCGCTCAACTCTCAAAATGGAGAACGTGGGGAGTGGATAAGGTTAGTTTTGATTTAGTGAAACAAGGTTTAGACACTTCATTGATTAAGCCACTACGAAACGAATTGACAAAGGTGGTAAACTTGGGAGGGAATATGAAAGATTTAGCCCAATCCCTAGAAAATACATTGCAACCAATTGGGAGAGCGGGTGGATTATTAACAACAAACTCTTATCAGGTCTCAAGAGATGCACTCGGACAATATTATGGAAGTATTAACCAACAAATTGCGGATACCTTTGATTTGGATGGGATTAGATATGTGGGGAGTTTGATTAATGATTCAAGGGATCAGTGCAGGAGGTGGGTTGATAAGAAAGTGTTAGCCGTTAAAGATCTGCAAAGTGAGATTAATTGGGCTTTTGCAAATGGAACGGGAATGATAAAAGACACCACCCCCTCCAACTTCTTACAAAATAGAGGCGGGTACAATTGCAGACATACGGCAATCCCAGTAAGATTATAAATATATGGAAAGTATAATAATTGCAAGATACATACATTCTAATAAGCACTTATCTTTTACAGTTGAACAATGGAAAGATAAGCGTGATTTAGTGAATAATAATGGGGAAAAACTTTGGGTTTTTGTCCGTATTACCAAACAACGAACAACCACCACCTCTACCAAGCCTAGAAAAAATCGAGGGTGTGGATGTTCATAAACTAGAACTATGAAAAAAAATATTTTATCTATCTCTTTAGTGGGAATGATGGAAGGGGAAGAAACAAACCCCTACAAAGATTTTGTTAATGGATTAGGGTTGAGTGATGATATTTTGGGTAGGTTGGAAAAGGGGGAGGATGTTGTAGAGGATTTTACAACAAATTACTCTCAAACCTTGAAAAATAGACATTCTGAAGATTGGGCAAAGTCCCACCGTGAAAATCTTGAAAAAGAGATTAGAGTGGGTAACTATAAAGCTATACAAAACAAAATTGCCAAAAGGTTTGAGTTGGATTTGAAAGAGTTTGAGGGCAAAGATAAACCAACTGAATTAATGCTAGAGGCGGCAGTTGAAAAGTATAAAAACCAACTTTCTCAACTGGAGGAAAAGTTTAAGACCACCAACGACTCCACCAAAACACAACTATCCTCTCAATTAGATCAAGCCAACAACCTCTTAAAAAGTAAAGATCAGGAGTTAATGGAGGCTTTAAATAAACTTAACAACTTACCAGAATTAATTGAGGCAGGTAAGGAGGATTTGAGGAAAGAGATGTTTGTTGAAAGTCAAGTTAATAAAACAATCAACGACCTTAGAGGAGTGGTTATTGATGCAATACCCAACAACGTACTAAAAACTATTGTATCCAACTTAGCTAAATTTGAGGCTAAGAAAGGGGAAAATGGTTATAGTGTAAATATATTAAACCCCCAAACCTCCTCCCCTTACCAAAAGTCCAAAACGGAAAATTATAAGAGTTTAGAGGAGTTTATTAAGGCAGAGGTTTTGATTAAAAATAACTGGATCAAGCAACAAACACAAACGCCAAAAGCGGGGGTGGTGAGTGATGCGGATGAGGGTGGTGATGGCAAAAATAAAAAGTCTTATGTACATCCAAATGCACGAAAAGCGGCAGGTTTGTAAATAGGGAACAATAAGATATAAAAATACATTGTATATATTAGACTATACTTTTTGGGTTTTCTTCGTTTTTCCTGCAAAAAATGATATTACTTGGTGAAGTGATACACACAAAAAATAATTTGAAAAATCGAAAACTCAAAAATGAAAAATATAAAATTTTTTGCACTAACATACATCCCATTCATGTTAGGGATGAAGGATGGTGTTGATAGTAACACTGTTAACAACTTTTTCAAGGTTTTACAAACCAAAATAACCAACTTTGCTCAAAATAGACGCCCTCAATTGGTGAATAATGCGGGTACAGTTGCCTATTTACTAAGTGATAGAAACCGCAAAGCGGCGGACTTTTCTATCATTGATGTAAAAAATGACTATGAGGCACGTAATGTAGGTAAAACTGGTTTTGTAGCAACTGTTCGTTGGTTGCCTCCTATCTCAATGGATGAGGTTAGTGGTGGTTCTAATGATGTTTGTGAAACGAGTGGAATCCGCCCAAGATACCGCAACCATGCGTATAAAATTGACCGTGTGTTTACTTCTAAGCCTTTAGAGATCAGTGATGAGGTGGTTAGATGTATCCAAGAGGGCAAAGATACATATGAGACAGATAGCGTTTATAACTATGTGAGAGCAGTTGTATCTGAATGGTCACGCCAAGTAAGTGCGGAGATTCACAATTTAGCTAATCCGTATTATGGTGATTATCCTAACCGTTTCAACGGCACTCAACCCCTAGAACCTGCCTCTAAAACAGTTAACCTTTTCCGTGATACTGCCAATGCGTATAATGAGGTGAATTGGTTAGGTGAAACGTACTTGACAGAGGAGAGAATGGCGGCAGGGATTGGAGAGGCAGACCATGTATATATTGGTGGTACTACTGGTTTGAGATACGCAAAATTGAAAGAGTTGAGCGTTCCAAATAACGATTCTGGATTTGATCCATCTATGCTAGAGGAAATGGATGGGGCTAAATTCATCTATGATGATTATATGGAAAGTGCTTTACAAGTAGAAAATCCACTTATGCTTATCCGTGATGGTGCTTTACAGATTGTAACATATAATAAACACGTTGGAGATTTTACGATTGATGACGAGAAGCACAAAAGAGGTACTATTGTTGATCCGTTTTATGGTTTGACTTGGGATACTTTCTTGAATAAAGAGTATTGTGGTGATGAGATTGTATATACCCTAAAAGTGAAATTGTATTGGGGTGTTTGGGGTTATCCTAATTGTTTGTATCCAGATGATCCATTAAAAGAAGGTGTGAAGGATGTAATGTTGTATAAAATTGGTTGTGGAGATACTCCAGTTTGTTCAGAGCCTGTTGATCTTCGTGATGTTGGAGCGGGTGCAAATGCTTATGATGATTCTTGTTCGTTAGCGGTTGAGAGTTGTGAGAGTGAGTGTAATGTTGTTTTGAGAGGTGTGGCACTTGCAAACGGTGATTATCAAATCACGGCAGTACCAACGCCAAAATTAGGAGCAAGTATTGATACTTACGCATGGGATGTAAATGGTACACCAGTACCAACACCTACTCCAGATGCAAATATTTTTATACTTGCAAATGGCAGTTATACGGGTGGTGAGGTTGTTAATTTGACAATCACAGATAGTGCAGGTTGTCAAGCCTCTGCATCTCTTACCATTGATCTTCCTAATATCTCGATTCAATTATTAGGGTTCCAAACTGCGAACGGCGGAACGCAAGATTTTGGAACGCAAGCGGCAGGAACTCCATTTGTTTTTCCAGTTAATTTAATCAATAACGGAAATAAAGATTTGGTTATTAGTGCCATTGTAGAAGTTCCAACCCTCGCAACATCCAACAAGCCTTCTACACCTTTGACTGTTGCGGCATTGGGTACAGAGAGTTATGATGTGACGTTTGATAGTGCGGTTGCGGGTAATGCTCAAATTGTTATCACAGTTGCAAGCAATGATCCAGATACACCACTGTATACAGTAACGGGGATTTTAGAATTTACATAAGATTCCAACTATTAATATAAATTAATAAGGGTGTGTGGGCTTACCTTCACACCCTTTTTTAACAAAAGAACAATGATAGCAATTAACAACAACCACATCCTCAAATACCTAAAACAACCTCTCCCTTTTGCTATTGCAAAAATATGTAAAGAGTGGCAAAAAGACCCAACCCCAAAACCAGTACCAACCCTCCTCCCCCTCTCAAAATCTCAACCAATAGACTCTAATTGTAAGATTAGGAGTTTGATGGGTGTGAGGTTGAGTTTAGTGGTGAGTGGAAAAGTTGATAACAAATACAAAGGTTTTCGGGATTTAGTGGAGGATATATTGGACGAATTTGATAATCTGGAGTATGTGAGAGGAGTTGTAAGAATAAAAGCCTAATTATGTCTAAATACATTAAAAACATTCCACCTTGTTACCTTAATTTTATTGGGGTGGTTAGTTGTGAGGATAAGCCCGAACCCAAAAGCGGTTTTTATATTGAATCGTTGGAGGGGATCAGCGTGAAAAGGGCGGCTAATATAGCCGACGAGAGCTATATGAGTGGAATAGAGTTGATTGAGGATAAGATTATTTTAGCCCTGAAAAAGTTAGAAAGTGAAGTTTTGGGGAAAATGATGTTATTAAACTATGCTATCCCAACAACCCAACCAACCTATCAAAAAGGTGACTTTTTGGAGGAGGTGAATGGTTTTGGTGGAGAACGTGGTTTGAAGATCTACCAAAACAATTCTCTCTCTCCCTTTTCGTGTGTAGTAATTAAGAAAATATATATTAAGTCTCAAACTACCTCCCAAAAAACCTTATATCTCAAAGATAAAAATGGGGTTGTATTGTGGGAGAAATTGGTGGATTTAGTAAGTAATGAGGTGGTGGTTATTGAGGATTATATTAAGATTTATAATACTGAATCTTTTTTAGTCTTAGATAATAGTGATATAAACACATATAAAACCAAGCTATATAAAAATTCCGATTGTTGTGGATACTCCAAATCCTCAC